AACACCAGTATTTGTTGTGATTACATCAACAGGAAGCGGACTAGGAGACATTGCGCTATCCCAAATATCCTTGAAATGCAGCGCGCTATCCTGCTTCTTATCATAACCGCCATTGAGAACGCGCACTCGACTCCACGCAATCCGATCCAACACCAGTATTTGTTGTGATTACATCAACAGGAAGCGGACTAGGAGACATTGCGCTATCCCAAATATCCTTGAAATGCAGCGCGCTATCCTGCTTCTTATCATAACCGCCATTGAGAACGCGCACTCGACTCCACGCAAGCGCGTCCTGCGCCTCGACGATCACTGTGGAACGGCTGTACTCAACAGCAGTAATCCAACCAAACCAAACAACATCACCATTCTGGCGAATCTCTACAGTGTCAGACCACGGCTCAAGACGACCAAGATCAGCACAGCACGACGGGTCAGTAAGAACATGCGTGATCTTTGCAGAAGAAATATCGTCGAGACGACGACCATACTCAATCATCTGAATCGTCTGCTCGGAAACCGCTGCATACGAGCCACGAATACCATAACGAACATCGTAAGAAATATCACAAGAGGTCATGACAACCACCTACGATACGTCGTCACCGTAGCGGACGAAAGCTGCTTATCAAGACCAGAACGATCCTGAGTATTAAACACATCCCACTCAATACACAGCATCATCGAAGCACAGTTCGTTACCAGCGGGAACAGCTTGCCCTTCGTATTACTAATCTGATATGGGAATGGTCGGCATGATCCCTCACACTCAAGAATCGCGCGATTGGAGCGACCATCAAGAACGAGCATAGCGTTCGATGGAACATACGGAATCTCGATCTCAAACCGAGGATCAATCCGAGACTCGCACCACTCCTGATACGAATCCTCGTCAGAGATACACGTCAGATTCTCAGGATTATCAAAGATACTCACGCGCACATTGCGAAGACCAAGTTCAGTGAATGCAAGCGCATCCTCATCATTCGCAACATCAAAACCACTAAATAGCTCTATGCGAAGAGCAGTATCATATGCAGCGTTACCAACATCCTCAATACAGCAGCACTGCACGTACTTCTGAATAGGTTCGCAGAAACAATCCTCAGTGCTAGTAGCAGACTGTGGTTCTGGATCTTGTGCAGCAAAACATGAGCAGAGTGGATCATTAAGACAACGATCACACGCCTTATCGGTACAACACTCAAGGCATCCAGTAGACCAGTCGTAACAAACCGTGAAGCCTTCAGGGTCAACAGTCTGATTACAAGCAATATCCTCGCAGCCATAGCTGTATGGACTCTCGCTCTGAAGTACAAGCGTTACACGCTGCGCGACACAACAACACTTAGCAAGATCATCATCAGCCTGAATCTTGATGCCATCAACAACACCAACGCTCTCCCACGAACGCAGGCCAGTATCACAAGGGTCAGCATCCTCACATGAGCGTCGAAGCGTCAAACGCTTTCCGTAACAACTACCGCATGGGTCTTCACCACACAAACAAAGATCAGTCTCGAATACTCGGCGTAGCCACTCAACACCAAAATCAGCGCCACGACAACTCGTGGAAAGCAAAAGCATCTCGAACGTGAATGAGCGGCCAGCAAGCCGAGCACGATTCAGAATGGTGCCATCACCAAACGCATCAACCGGATCACGCTTAATAGTCGAGTCGTTAGCGCCATCAACCTTAGTGATCATCGCGCCAAGAAACTCGGTAGACGCAGGATCATTAGCGTCATACCACGGAGCAGGATCGCTTGCTGGATCAACATACGGAATGAGCGGATCATCAAGATCACACGCGCACTCAAATAGATCTGGCTGGCACTCAGACGGATACATATCATTCGCACAAGCCCAGCGATGATACGCATACGTGCGAGCATTATCAGCAAACGCGGCGCAACCAAACTGTGCGAAACTATGACGTGTTGCGCTCATCGCCTAACCCCCACTACCTGTGAGCGCATCCTAGCATCAACAAGGGCAGCAACGGTAGCCGGATCAGTGCTATTTGAGATAACCTCGAACTTACGATTATCATTAATCGTTGTGCCAGCACCAACAGTGCCAGTCTGCTGAGCACCACGCAGAGCGTCAACAAGATCACGCATATCCTTGTTAGAAATGACGCTGCCATTCTGCGATGGAATAAACAGCTCACGGCCACGCTCACCAACAATATACGGCGTCATCGCGTTCACCTTGCCGCCCTGAGCGCGATAGTTGCCACTATTAAACTGCTTCAGGTAGCGCATCACACGCTCAACATACGTGATCGTTTCAGAGAACGACTTCAAAGCAATAGAGGCATTAGCAGGGCCAGCGTTATAACCAGCAAGAGAAAGCTTAATATTTCCATTAAACATATCAAGAAGATTCTTGATGTACTTTGCGCCACCAAGAGCATTCTGCTTCGGATCAAACACGTTAGCAACCCCAAGGCCGCGAGCGGTGCCCGGCATAAGCTGCATCAAGCCGCCAGCGCCAACACCAGATACGGCATTCGGATTGAATCCGCTCTCAGCCTTAGCGATTGCAGCCAGCAGATTGAACCCAACACCTGTACGGGTAGACGCATTAGCAAGCGCTTCCTCGACAACCTTAGATGCGCCACCAATATCAGCAAGAAGCTTCTTGTTTCCAAGCATCCAACCAATATGCAAGTGATCATAATGGCCCTTTGTCTTCCAAAGAACCTCGTCAAATGCAACACCAAGATACTTCTTCGCCCACGCGCTTGCAGCATCGAGAGAACTTTCTCGACCCGTATAGTCCATAGCGCGGCCAGCAACGTGAAGCGAGTTATTTGCTCCACCAATCGCAGCATTATAAGCAGGATTATTGTAACGACGAAGTTCGCTTGCAATATTTGGCGTAATGCCAAACATCTTTGCGATCAAGCGCGCCTGAGCAATCGTATCTGGAAGACCAGTTGACTGACCAATAGATCCGCCAATCATTCCGGTAATCATTCCAAGCGGGCTAATGTCAGCAAAGAAATCATCAGGATCAAATGCAAGATCAGCGCTTGCATTTCCAATAAGGAACTCGGCGCTCATCTTCTTGAAAATCTTGTCGGGAATGGTGTGCTGAGCAAGCTCAGGGCCAACCATCTTAACCCAGCCCTTAACTTCCTTGAACCCGTCAGCAAGACCACGCTGGAAGCCGGTCATCATCGCTTCGCCAGCAGGACGAAGAAGCTGCATATCGTAAGAGATCGGACCCTTATTATTCTTAATCCACTCAGCGATACTACGAATAAACGGCTGCACACGATTCGTGTACACATTACGCATACCAGTCAGCAAGCCAAACATCATGCTAACACCAGCAGACGTAACATCACCAAGACCATTATTGATACCAACAACAAAGCCCTCAGTGACCCACACACCACGCTGAATCATCGTGCGCGACGGACTACCAAACTGCATCACATTATTCACGCCAGTCAACGCAGCATTACCAGCCTGCTTACCAGCAAGAACAACCTGAGGCGTAGCACCCTTAATACCAACAGCAAATCCAGCAGTTACCTGACGACCAGCGTCGCCGAACCGAGCCTCAGCATCCTTAATCGTTGTCTCAAGCGTAGCCTTCAGATTCTCGCCACCAGCAATCGCATCCGTAAGCGGAGCGCGCTGCTTCTGAATAGACTGGAACTGCTTGATGATCTCGCCAAACGTAAGTTCCTTAATAGGATTAAACGTCTGCTCAAGCTTACGACGAAGCGGATCAAGCTGAAGAGACTCAACAAGCGACAAGCGCTCAGCATTCTGCTGAAGCTTACTGATCTGCTCATCAATAACAAGAATCGCAGAATCCTGCTCGGGAGTACCAGCAATAACAAGATCAAGACGCTGAAGCTGAAGCTTCTTAATATTCTGCTCAATAGCAAACGACTGATCAGAGAACGCCTTAGTTCCCTTAAGCTGCGTAGACTGAAGATCCTGCAAAGCCTTATCAAGCTTCGCAACAGCATCCTGCTGACGCTGAAGCTGAGCCTCAAGAGCAGGAAGCGTGCGACGAAGAATCTCTGCCTCAATCGCAGTAGCCTGATAACCCTTAGCAGCATTAGCAGAAACCCGCGCCACAAGAGCAGCGGCACGCTGATTAAGCTGAACCTGAGAAAGCTTATTAACAGCTTCGGCAGCCTGCTCCATAGCAGTCTTAACATGCTCGGCAGCCTGCTTAGCATTATCACCAACACTGGCAGCTTCATCATTGTTAATAGTAAGAGAATCAACAACCTGCTTCTTAACGCGCTTTGCAGCAGGAACAGCCTTCTTCAGTGGAGCAAGCAAGCCATTAGCAGTAGCCTCAGCAGCAGCACCAGCAAGCGCAGCACGCTCCAAAGCATCAGCAGGAGAAATATCAGCACCAGAACGAATCTGTGCAAATGTACGCTGATACGAGCGAACAGTAGCAGCATCACCAGCAAGCTGAATTTTCAGAGCTTCGCTAGAACTATTCAGAACACTAGTGATTCCAAATATCTCATTCTTAATGCCTTGAGCATCAACAGCAGTCTGAGTGCGAGTCTCAGACATGCGATTCTTAAACGCATTAGACCAAGCTCGAACACCACGATTATTCTGCTGAAGACGAGAGTTAAGAGTAAATAGGCCAGTAGCAGTATCGTAGATAACAGGCTGCGCACTCTTAGCGGAGAATGCAATACCACCAAGAGCACGAGAAGCATTACGGGCACTACGAGCTGTCCGATCAGACGCATCAGCAGCGCCAATAAGATCAACACGGAAATCCCTGACACTAGCGCCAGTATTACGAAGTGACGCTTCGGCGTCACGAGCCCATCCGCCAATACCCGGAATATTACGAACAGCGCCAATAATGTCCGCAACAACATCAATGAAAAATCCTGCAAGAAGCTTAAACGGAGCAAGCAAAGAATTGGCGATAACATCGCCAAGAGCCTTTAAAGCATTACCAATATTTCCGTTAGCAAGCTCTCGGAAGATGCGAACAGCATCGCCAAGAATTACTACAGCATCACGAAGAGCACCAGCAAAAAAGCGACCAACACTTTCGCCAAGACTAACAAAAACACCAACAAGATTAAGAACAACAGTTCCAAGAGTCTTCAAAGAAGAAACGGCAAGATCAATCAGAGGCTTTATTTCACGAAGACTATTAGCAAACTCAGAGCTTCCTGTACTGCTTCGCTTGATCTCTTCAACAAACCCACGAACAACACCAATAACTACTTCAAAAGCAGTAACAATAAGACCAATAGGACCAGCAATACGAAGTAGTGGTCGAAGAGCGGGGCCAATGCTCTTAAGAGCTGGAACAATTCCAGCAATAGAAGCACGAATACCAGCAAATACACCACTAGCATTCTTAATATTATTTACAAAAGAAAACAACTTGGCGAAACCAAGATAAACACTATCAATAATTTTGCCAACAAACAGCAGCGGAGAAGCAAGAGTTCCAAGTAGAATCCCGGCTGCTTTAGTGCTGGTCTTACCAAGCGCGGTTCCAGCAGCTCCAGCACCAGCGGCAGCGCCAACAGTTCCAGTAGCAGCAGTTCCAGCCTGAGCGGCAGCAAGTGCAGTAGTCGCAGCAGTAGCACTCTTCGTAGCAGTAGCAAGAGCGCGCATACCACGAATCGAATCAAGCAGCCAAAGACCAAACTTTGATGCAGCAATACCAGTAATCGCGCCCTTAAGCCCCTTCATCTGGCCCAGTAGGTTAGAAGCAGGAACAATCGCAAGGCGAAGAGTCTTGCTGAAAATAAACGTGCCAGTCCACGTAGCAATCAGAAGCTTAACAAGACGCTCATTCTCGCGAACAAAGTTGGTGATAACACCAAATGCTCGACCAATCTTTGGGAGCGTATTCTGCGAAAAATCACCAATAGCAGCAAATACGCTACCAAGAACACTAAAGAAACCGCGACCATCCTGATCACCAAACGCTGCGCGACGAAACTCAATAAACGACTGGCGAAGACCAATCAGCGTACCACGATATAGGTTAACCAGACCCTTAAGGAAAGCCTCGCCCTCTCCGCCAAAAGCAAAACGCTTAATACTTGGAAGTAGCGAATCGGCAATCTTCTTGCCAGCAGTAGCAAAAGCACCAGCAAGACGATCAGTAATACCAGCAGTTCCCTTAAGCTCTCCATTCAAACCAAGGAAAATCTGCGTCAAACCCTTACCAAGCGGAAGCGCAGCAGTCTTAAACAGCGCACTAACTTGGTTGCCAAACTGCTCAGTCTGAAATGAAAGTGTACGAGTAATGATCTCAGCCTGACGAGCAACAGCATCGCCCGGCTTTTCAATCTGCTTTGTAAGCTTATTCAGACCAGACAAGCCCTTATCAGCAATCTGCGGAAGAATCTGAATAAGACCAGCACCAGACTTCTCCGTAAGCCCAAGTTCCTTACGAAGACGAGCAAGGCCCTGCGACCCCTGCTGCTTACGAACCCGCTCAAACAAAGAACCAAGCTGGACAAGTGTTTTTGTAAATGGAACAGTTACACCGTTGACACGACCAACTTCAATTCCATACTTCTTAAACGCTTCAACTGTCTTCGGCGTCTTTGTAGAAGCCTTATTAATCTCTCGAATAAGAATGCCAGCCTGCTCACCAGCAGTCTTTCCCTTAATACCAGCAGCAGCAAACAGATCAAGAACAGTAAGGGTCTGATCAATAGTTTGACCATAAGCGCGAAAAGCAGGAGCGGCGCGATTCGCAAACGCATCAGCAACTTCCTTAGCAGAAGCGGTCGTATCATTCGCAACATATGTAAACTTATCAGCAAGTTTCTGAACTTCACCAATGCTCATGCCAGCAGCAGTCGCACCCTGAACAAGCTGCTGCACAGCCTGCTCTGGAAGAATCTCTTCATTCTGAGCAAACTGAGAAATAGCAAGAAGGCTTTTCTGAATATCAGTAATTTCTGCGCCAGCCTGAGCAAGAGCGCGAGCACCACGAGCAGTCTCAGTAGGATCAAACGTCGTCTTCAGAGCAGCAGTATTAACAATATCCTGAAGCTTTGAATCAACTTTCTCAACCTCAGCGCGAAATGCCTTATACGCATTTTGACCGCGTTCAGCAGCAGCAGAAAAAGCCTCCGTACCAAGAACAGCAGCAGTACGACGAACTTGAACCTCAGTCTCAGCAAACGAGCGAAGAGCAGCAATCGTAATACCAGCAAACGACGCAGTAACACCAGCAGTAAAACCAGTAAACAAAAGCGACAAACGACGAATAGTGCGCGTAGCAGACGCATCAAAACTCGACAAGTCATTACGCAGAATACGCAGCGAAGACTGCCGACCACGACTCACCCGCGCGTTAGAAGCAGCTTCAATCTGCTCCAAACGAGCAGCAGACCGCGCAGCAATAACCTGCTTCTGAGCAAGCGCGCGAGCCTCAATCAACGAACGCTGATCAAGACCAGCCTTAGTGATCGTATCAATCTTAGCCTGAACAGCAGCAGCCGCAGCAACAGCCTTAGCACCAGCAGCCTTAATAGACTTCTCATCAAGATCAACAGGGATCTCAACAGGATTACCCTTAAAGGCAACATCAATCTGCTTGACCTTCATACGAAGCTCGCGAACAAGCTCCATCTTTTCCGTACTCAAGTCAAGATCAACACGAAGCTTTGGAGCAGCAGTCTTCGCAGCCTTCAGCCGCTTATTCGCCTCAACAATCGCACTACGCGCCTCGCCAGCAGTAATGCTCAAACCAACATTCAGAGTCGGCTTACGCTTTAGAAGCGCAATATGATCATTAGCTTCCTTAACAGCCTTAGAAGCAGCGCCCTTAGAAAGACGAAGATTAACCTCAAGCGACGGCTTTGGCTTGGCCTTAGAAAGCTTAAGATTCGCATCCTTAACGACATCAGAAACAGCCGTCTTAGTCAGCTTCAAAGTGGTAGGAATCGCTACCTCAGCGCCCTTAACAGACGCATTAACGGCAGCCTGAAACTTCTTCTTATCCACATCAGGAAGAAGTTCAATAAAAAGACGGCCTGCCAGCTCTTCTGCCACGTCCAGAGCCTACCTATTATTCACTATCATTAGAAGAAATAGACAAATCACCGTCACCATCAGGAGCAATAGTAAACGCAGGCTTACGCTTAGCCTCAGCAATCTCACGAATCGCAGCCTTATTCGGATCAGCCCGACCAGCATCACCAGCCCGACCAAAGAACTGCGACATATCACCGACAGGCTTCGCCTCTTTCTTGACAATATTCAAGCTACCGCGCTGACCCGGCTGAGACGGAGCAATACGACGCTGCGCCTCCCGACGAGCCTCATGCTGCTTAGGATCACCAAAGAAGAGATCCTTATACTCCTTATCCCAAGTCTCAGGATCACAATTCTGCATCAACCATTCAAGGACAAGATTACAGAACCGCCGACACGGCAATCCAAGAAGATCAGGAATCTGATGATAACTCGCTTCAATGCGAGCATAGGCGACACCAACTACGCCAAGCAGTGCGCCTAGTTGGTAGAAGGGCGGCCACTAACCGCCTCAACAATATTCGACAGAACCTCAGAGATGAACTCTGCATCAGCAGGAATCTCAGCGTTCGTATCAAGCAGCGC